CCAAACTCTTCCCCGAGGAGAAGGGCATCACGAAATTCATGACCCAATTCGATCTCCTCAAAAGCACCAACCCGAGAAAATGCGTCGAGACGTACATGAACGGCATCGCACCGTACGTCGGTCTCATCACGTCCAAGGACGAGTCGTTATTCCAGGAACTCGAAAAGAGCGAATACTTGAAAGATCTCAATCTGTCCAAGAACTGGTCGTCCATCAGCGAACACTCGAAAGGGTGCATCTGGCAATATCTGTCCACGCTCTACATGCTCGGGACCACGATTGTCAGCATTCCGTCCGACACGTTGGCGGCGATTGAAAACATCGCCAAAGACTGCGCTTCGAAAATCGAAGACGGCGAGGGTGGACTCGACCAGGATGCGCTGATGAAAGCGATGAGTAACATGCTCGGAGGAATGATGAACGCTCCTCAATAAATAATCTTAGTGTTAATGTAATATGACTACCTGGTTCGAGTCACCTAAGGAACTTGTGCGAGCCGACCGCGTCTCTCAATTTTGGCCAAACTCCAGTCAGCACCCAGCCGACCGCGTGAACGCCGCCAGTCGATTCATCATCTACGCCACGTGCTTGTTATATCTCATTCGACGCGACGTCAGAGTGTTCGTCCTCGGGGCGACGTGTTTGGGGGTGTTGTACGTCATGTACAGGAACGACATGGTCACCAGTCCCGTGGGCTACCCGACGACGTCCGGTGACAACGACCATTTCGCGTGCGAGATGCCGACCCCCGAGAACCCGATGCAAAACGTTATGATGCACGAATACACGGATAAGCCCAACCGCAAACCGGCGTGCTACTACCCCACCGTGAAACCGTTCGTGGACAGAATGATGGACGACACGTTCAAGTTCGGTCCGGGGCGCAGCAGAACACCGCTTCCGGAATACCAGAAGCGATTCGCCGCGCGCCAGTTCGTCACCGCGCCCGTCAGCAGCATCCCGGGCGACCAGACCGCGTTCGCGGAGGCGCTGTACGGAAGCAAGGGTGGTCCGATGTGTCGTTCCCACCCGGCGGCGTGCAGCCCGGACATGCGCGGGGTTCAACTGGAAGCGTTCGGTGGGTTGCACATGAGCGGTGCGCGTCGATAAAAAATAATCACGTACTATAACATATGGCGCAACAACTCCAGCCCGGACTCAGGCTCGTCGACGACGCGGAATCGCTTCCGGCGCAACCGGCGACTGATTCCTTCTTCGCCTACCCCCAAAGCAGTAATTTGAACTACGGCGTTCGCCCCAATGCGTTTGTGTATGGCACGGCGCCTGCGATGTTCGGTAAGGGCGCGCCGGCTCGATACATCGAGACGGACGATCAACTCCGCCCGCAGTCCACGAAGACGTTCAACAAGAAATTCGCCGAACCGTTCAGACAACAATTGCACCCGTTGATGAACGTCCAATGCAAACTCCCCTTGCGAACGATCGATTTCGAACCGGCGAGCAGCCGCGCGGAACTCCAGAACGATCTCTTCGAACAAAGGTACCAAATTAGAAAATAATTATGTTGCCAACTAGTAACAGATGGCAGACCCCCTGTCTCTCCTCGCAGTGGCAGCCCTGGTCTACACGGGACGACAATTGTCCGAGAAATCGGAACCGCCCCAAAAAGCCCCAGAGCCTCCGCTTCTCCAAGAAGAGCCCCAAGAAGAAATCGAGGTCGAAGACGGCTTGGATTTCGATTTCAACGGTAAGCGTGAAATGGGCAGTTTCGCCACGATCGCCCCGCAGAAGCGAACTTCGGGCGGTGAGATGCTCGAGATGCGAAACCGCATGTACGACACCGGACGCATGGGGAACGTGTCCCCTGTCGAGCGCCAATTGGTCGGTCCGGGTTTGGGATTGGACGCCAACACGCCCGCACTCGGAGGATACCAGCAATTGTTCCGGGTCATGCCCGAGAACGTCGGCGCGTACAGACTCACCACCCTTCGCGGTGGCACCGGTCCGGCGTTCGATCACACCGGTGGTCGCGCGTCCCAACCGTCCATCGTCCAAAACAACCGACCGGAGAAGACGGCGTTCCTTCCGGATCGTCTGCCCCCGACCGCCGGTCGCGCGGCGGTGAGCGGTGCCGTGATCAGGAGCGAACACGAGAAGACCAAGCGCACGACGAACCGGTCGCAGACGGGCATGCGCACGGACGGGTTGGACAAGGGCGCGGCGAAGCGTTTCATCAGCGCCCAGACCGTGCCCCAACTCCCGACGCGATTCAAGACCGACGCCAACACCGGCACGTTCTGGCACGTCAACAATCCTCAACCGGGTATTCACTCCTTCCACGGTGGGTACACGGTGTCCCCGGCGGCGCAGGCACAGGCGAAGACGAACGACGAACTCATGCGTTTGGGTCTGCGTCCAGAGGACAAGCGCGGGATGCCCGGTCGCATGAACAATCCGGGTCGCATGAACGTTCGAGGACACCCGTCCCAACAGGGAGGCGCGCTCACCTCCGTGCGCGCGGACGTCAACACCTCGCGATTCAACGCCCCGAACGGTGGGTGGACGCAGGATTACAAGCGCCCGCAATTCCAAGACCTCAACGCGTACAAGGGCAACGTCAACCCGAACGCCACGGTGCACGCGCTCGATCTCGCCAAGCGTCAATTGTCGAACAATCCGTTCGCGCACACGCTGTCGGCAAATTAAAAAATATCGGTCGATTTCATGTTTGAATCGGTGATTCGGTTTTTCCAGTCACACCCGAAAACATTCTACTCTCGATCGCTCAGTTACCTGTGGGGTGAGTAGTGAACGATCTCGCTAACATTTATAATCTCCCTGAATGTTAGATGGATCACACAGTAGACGTCGACAGTGGCGAGAGGGATCCCGCCCTGTACCCTTCACCGAGCGATTACGTCGTGCCTTTGAAGACCCCGCTGTACGACGTGACGAAAATCGAACTCGTGTCCGCGAGGATTCCGCACCAAACCGTCGTGCACGGGAACAATAACAAATTCACGATCGAGATCGACGCTCTCGCCCCGGACGCTGGATCGTACGACGTGGAACTCACGTCGAGGACGTTCGCGAGTGGTACCGAACTGAAGGATCACGTGGCGGCGAGGCTCGTCGCGGCGGGGATCACGACGATCGATCAGGTGGATTTCAAAACCGGAACGAATTCCCTCAAGTTTTCAAACGTCGCCACGACACACGATTTCACGTTCAAGTTCAATAGTGGCACCGACGGGTGGTCGACGGACGCGAAGGAGAGGACGACACCCAACCAAGTCTTAGGGTTCACGGCGGCGGATCACGCGTCGCAATCGGGTGTGCTCGACGAGGAAGGTCGCGTGAATTTCGAACACTCGACGAAAACGTACGTCCTGAAAATCTCCACTGGGTCTGATGAATTCAACCAAGACTGTTACACGGATACCCCGTTCTACACGGGCACACTGACGAACACCACGGTCGATCCGAGCGAACAATTCATGGTGTACTCTGGACAAGACGATGCGGTCTTGCATGAATTCATTCGCGGTCCGCAGAAACACGTGGACAGCCTGCGTTTGCAATGGTTCAGTCGAGAGAACAACAAACTCGTACCGTGCGATTTCAGACACCAAGATCACGGGTTGAAATTCAAAATCACCGGGAATCTCGATCGCACACTGAGTCTGCCGAAGGTGATCGAAGAGGACGTGTTGGAACTGCCGCCACCAATAAACATTCCGGAGTTGAACGGACGTGTTTATGACTGGAAAAAATACGTTCCATTGGTTATCATACTCTTCATCGGGTTCGTCCTGATAAAGATGCTTAGCGCGTGATCGCGAATTGGGATTGTTGCGGCTTGGTGACACGCTTGGACAATCGAGAGACGATCATGAAGACCAAGACGGACAAGAGCGTCGTGAGGAGGGCGGTGATGGCGTTTTGCGCCAAACCGTTTTGGCGACCCGGGATGACACGGGTGACGACGAATCGCGCGAGGTCAGCCCACGAGATGGCAGCGGCGAAGGCGAAGCCACCGACGAGGGAGTTCAAGGATTGCGCTTCAACCTCTTGGGCGACGAGGACGACTTGCTCTTGAGCAGACATGGGTGTTGTATATAAGGGTTGGAGAAAAAATTTCACTCTGGGAGCAGCGGTTCCTTTGTTAAAATTTTTTTGTACTTGATCTGTTTCCTGGTGACCTGAGCGGGCACGATGCCTTCGTCGTCGTCGTCTTCGGAATCATCTTCCGAATCTTCCGACGAAGAGTCTTCGACGAGACACTTGAAACTCGTGGACGAGGTGTCGTATCCCTGGGGTTCTTCCACTTTAGCCCACGACGAGGTGCTCATTACTATTTATGGCATTAAAAAGATAGAGTTCGACAGGCGATTCGGGTTTCCATTCGTCCCATGTGTCGACCGCCTGGTTCACGCGATTAAACGTGTCGTCGTCCCCAACGTATCGCGTGAACCCTTCCTGCTCCGTCTCTTCGATGATTTCCACGTCTTCCGCGTCACTGTCGTCGTCTTCCGCGTCGTCCTGAATGATCGAGCCTATGTGCTGACCGACCGTGTAACGAACACAATACTTGAGTGCGTACTCGAAATCTTTGGCGGTGATGGCGTCTCTGCCACACGCCCCGCAATACTCGGCTGCCAGTATGACCGCCTTTTCCAAAACCGGTGTGATTATGTTCACGGCTGTGCCTTCAAAATCCATTACTTACCTGTTATCGTCAAATAAAGTTCTCCCATATCCCTCACTGATTCGCAACACGTTCACGGACACCGCGATGAGACGAACGTGTCTCGAGTAGTCTGGGTTCGGGTGAAGCACGAGATCCACCAATTGGTCTTTGACGAAGGACATGTTGATCGCCCCCGACGGCGCGTCCTTCTCGGGTTCGAGCGCCCACGAGTAACTGTAGAAACGTCGAATCAGTTGGGTCTTGCTGTGATGGATCCCACCCATGACCGCCTTGAGGAAGAGCGCGTTCCCGGTCACCGTGTCCAACACGGGCGTGCCGTCGAACGTCAAACTCATGCTCTTGAGGTGTTCGTACAGAATCTGTCCATCCTCGGCGCTGTATTTCCCATACCCAGTCCCGGCGTCGGTCGTGATGTTGTCGAAATCCAAGGGTGAACAGAATTGTAATTCCTGACCCAAATCCTCGCGCTGGATCACACACAACAACTCTTTCACGGGATTGTTGAACGACGTGCGAAGGCGAGCGGTCGTCACCCCCGCGGCGACCGTGAATTCTTGTCGCTGGTACTGATGAATCACGTAATCCACCGCCGAGTGCTGAATCTTCGTCCGTTCGAACTCGTCCACGAAGACCACCTCCGCGTCCATGGTGAAATTCACCAAGTGTGGGGTCGTCGACAGGGTCGGTCGCGTCGCGTTGTCCACGTCGGGATCCGGGCTGATATTCTGGTAGGACACAACTAACGGGGCGTAATCTCTGAGTTTGACCTCCACGAACACCTCTTGTTTGTACAGTGCGCAGAGGGGCACGGCGAGGTGTTCTTTCATGTAAAACCAAAAGGGCAAGTCCACGATCCATTTGCTCTCCGTCGTCGCCTGACTCCCGAGGTAGTACAGGATCGATTTGCTCCCGACCCGAGTGCCCGCGGAACGAATCGGGTATTTCCCAATCAACTGCGACAAGGCGTTTTGTTTCGTCTGTGTCACGTGATGTTCGCTGTGTATGGTCAACTCATCGCTCGTCAAGCGCTGAATGACGACGTCGCCCATTATGAGATCCACTCGCTCGATGATGGCGTGTCCTATGGACTCCACCCACCCCGTCGCGGATCGTCCCGTGCGCGGTAACGTCATCCTGAACGCCAAGTTGGTCAGTAAATCTCCAATGTTCGAGGCAATCTTGAACCGAAGGGTCTGTCCGAAATCGGGCATGCCCTCGCCGAGGTGTTCCAAGTTCACGGTCTGCGTGGCATACGCCGTTCGTTTGTGGAACACCTCCCTGAACGGGGTGTACTCTGGGTCGTCGATCAGGTACGCATCTCTGGATCCTTCACCGGAAACTGCGAGTTGTGTTCGACCAGCCATATCCTACTATAACCAATCAGAATTTTAAACCACAAATCCCGTCGGACACGGTGAGCACGTTGTAGTTCTTCGCAAACACCCGAACGATGTTATCATACCCAGCGTACTCCGCCATCTGCTGAATCTCCACCTTGAGCAGTTGATGCGCCACCCGACTGAAATTCACATGACCCGTGGGATAGTACGCGTCCGGGCGAAGCGCCCAACTGTACGTGCCGAAATTCCCTCGAATGGTGTGATTGAACACGATGTCTGAATCCCCGTCGGGGGCGACCTCGATCGTGGACACGGTCTGTACCAACGGACTGTTCACGTGTCGTCGAAGGGGAACCTCGTAGGTGAGGTACTTGTAATCGTGGTCGAAGACGACCTCGTTGTTGAACCGTAACTCGACCCTCTCGATCGGGTTGAACGTGTTCGGGAAATTCGCCGCCACGGACGCCTTGCTCCTCGACAGGAAATACATCTCCTTCACGGGGTGTTGGAATTTCAACAGCACGCTTCGCTCGGTCTCCCCGTACGGGATCTCGAACTCAGCCTTTTGGAGTTGGGTGATGCAATAGTCCAGTGGGGTCGTCATGTAATAGTTTCGTTCGTCCTCCCCTACGTAGGCGAACTCGCAGTCCAGACTCATGTTTTTGATTTGGGCGGTGACTCCTGGCACGTAGCCGTAGAAGATCATTTCAGACAGCGGACGAAGTTTCAACCGAACCTCGACTATTTGTTTCGTCAGCGCGCACGTCGGTAAGCTGAGCGCGCTGTGTCGATGAAAGTAGAACGGGATGTCCAAGAAATACGTGTACTGTCCCGTGTACGAGAGAAAATTGCCGTGTCCGGACAAGAAATATTCCGTCTGTTCGATGTCGTCCGACGTCAGCGTGAGCTGGGAATTCATGTAAATGTACTCGCCTGTGATACGCTCGATGGTCTGCGACCCGATCACGAGATCGGCGTACTCGATCAAGTGACTGACCACGCTTGGTGGGTAATAATTGTTGTTCCACTCCTCGGAGAAATCTGGTTTGGGATCGGTGAGCGTCACTCGAAGTGTCATGTTTCGTATGAGGTCACCCCGACTCGGATCGATCAGCGCCGTCACGTGTTTGCCGAAATCGATCGACCCACCGCCCTCGAACGGGACCTCGATTTGTTCCACGCTGAACGGAGTGCTCCTCTTGTACCGCTTCAGGAAATGACTGTACGACGGCTTACCCACGAGCCAACCGTCGAGCGAACCCGTGGTTGCCAATTTCAATCTGCCGACTGTGGACATCCTACGATTACCTCACAAAATTTTGTGACCTATGAAACTCGCTCGCTCGCGTCAGAGTCGAACACTTTCTTTATCGACGTCTAGTAGAATGAGTAGTATGAACCTCCAACTCAAACGATTCAACCCAAAGACCATGCCCGACGACGCCGTGTGCGTCTTCGTGGGCAAACGTCGCACGGGGAAATCACAACTCTTGAAAGACATGATGTACCACAAGCGACACATCCCCGCGGGAGTCGTGCTCAGTGGCACCGAAGAAGGCAATTCATTTTTTGGTGCCTTCGTTCCGGATCTGTTCGTGTACGGAGACTACGATAAAGAAGCTCTCGAACGCGTGGTCGGGAGACAGAAGCAGATGCTCGCGGCGAAGAAATGCCAACCGGCGTTCGTGGTGCTCGACGATTGCATGTACAATCCGTCGTTCCTCAAAGACAAGATCATTCGTCAGTGTTTCATGAACGGAAGGCATTGGAAGCTGTGGTTCGCGCTGACCCTCCAGTACAGTATGGATTTACCACCGAGTTTACGGGCTAATTGCGACTACGTTTTTGTTTTGCGCGAGAACGTATTGGCGAACCGAGAACGCCTATGGAAGAATTTTTTCGGTATCGTGCCGACGTTCGATATGTTCTGTAAGATATTGGACGCCACCACGGAAAACTATGAATGTTTGGTGTTGGATAACACCTCAAAGTCAAACAAACTCACGGACTGCATCTTCTATTACAAGGCTGACCTGCGAAAGAATTTCAGAGTCGGGTCACCGAAATTTTGGAGCATACACAAGAAAATGTACAACCCATCGCACGCCGCCCAGGAGGATCCGAGGAAGGCGGACAAGAAGACGGCGCTGAAAATCACGAAGAAAAAATAAGGCATCAATCCCAGAACAATGAGCGATTCGATCCAGAGCGTGAATTTAGCTGACGATTCCCAATACGTGTCGTTGAACGTGGACACGTCGAAACCACCGCCTTCGACCGCGACCACGAGCGTGAGCGAAGCCGAGACGACGACAGCGTTCGTTCAACAAGAAAAAAATCTCACCCAACAGCAAACGGGAATGATGGATTCAACGCCGATCAGTGATTTGATGATGGAAGACGCCGGTCCGGGATTCATGGATCAACAACAACCTATGCTTCAACAACAACCGAGAATGCAAAGTTTGCAAATGCAAGCCCCGACGCAGGGTGGTCAGATGATGCCGATGATGCCACAACAGCAAGAGCAAGCCGTGAAACCGGAGAGCAAGAATTTCATGAACTTGACGGACGATCAACTGATCGCTCTGGTGGCGGGCGTCGCCGCGAGCATCGCCATCAGTAAACCGGTGCAAGACAAGCTGGTCACGAGCGTTCCCAACTTTTTGGACAACGCCGGAAGCCGCTCGATGGTGGGCTTAGCCGCCACGGGTGCGGTCGCCGCCTTGGTGTTTTACATCGCCAAGTCCTACGTCGTCAGTCGCTAATGTGTTCGCCACAGAATTCCGTCGGACCCTCGATGCGTTCGTAAATTCCCAGACTCACGCATATGTCCCTGAGGTCTTTGTAATTTGACCAGAACAGATCGCTGTGGTCGTACACCTCAACCGTGCAGTGTGCGAGCTCGTGAATGAGAACGTGGAAAATCTCGTTCGGTTCTCCTTGCAAACACAATGTGATGTTAGCCCCTTTGTTCGTGTTGTACCCGACCGTGTCTTTCATGCTCTTGAACGCCGTGAGCGGTTTCGGGTTCCACAACATCTGGAACCGAAGATTGTTCGTCGCGCGAAGGTGGTCGCGAAGGATTTTGTATCGGCGACGCACCTCCACCATCTCCGGTGGTTCGCGCGTTCGAGACAACACGATCACGTTCGCGGCGGCGAGGACGAGTGGGAGGAACATGACCCTTACTTATGAAATACAAATAAAAATTTACTGTACATCTGTGAGATCCTCGCCCCCTGTAGGGGTTCCCACATGTGTAACCTAAACCCCGCGTTCTCCAACGCCGTGATCAGCACGTCCGAGTAACACACCGGCTCGGATTTCGGTCCGTCGTCGTAAAACGGTACGCCCGCCAATTGCACGAACAATTTTTCACCAAAGTCGCCGTTCCCGTGTGGCAGTTTCATCTTGAAAAAGTTTCCCTCCTCGTCTTGGTAGGGTGTCATCGACAATATGCGACGGCTGTCGGGTATCACACCTACGAGTTTACCACCGCGTCTCATGCGTCTCTTGATTTCTCGGATCGTCGACTCGAAGAGTGTCTTCGATTGGAAGCAGTAATGCAAACTGAAGTTGTACACGACGACGTCGAACGGGCGCTTGGGCGCGGCATGAATGTCCCCGTGGTAAAAATTCACCCGACGCATGTCCAAGTTC